CCGAAGATCGGCCGGACCCGATCCTTGCCGCCATCGTCCCGGCTCCGAAACATTTGAACGGGCAACGTCGCAAGGTCAAGCCCAATGGTCGTGGTCCCCGCGTACATCGCGGACAACGTCATGGCGAGTTCGGGGGTCACGACGACGCCCGCCGCGGATAACGTGCTCAGCCACGGGGCTGGCACGTACCACCGATCATCCAATGGCCCCCATTGCGCCGTGAGGGCTGGCGAGAAGGTCCGAGCCGAAATCTGTTGCAAATAGCCCATCAGGATGACCTCCGACGATGTCGGGCGTCCGAACTCGCAGGCCCACGATACACAAGCGGGCCGCGGGCCGGGAGTACCATCCACAGGAGCACTAGACCTGGTGCCAACAGGGCAGTCCGGCCGATGAGTGCCCACAACCCAATCGTGATTAAGCCGAGCGCCAGCAGCAAGAGCACTTCATCGATGCCGATGGCCGAGGTGAGCGCCATCCATCGGCTCACGGTTGCGCCTCCGGCGGCGGGAAGGCCGGCACGAAGTGATCCTGCCCGGGCACATACAGCAACGCCCCTCGAGGCCGTTTCGGCCGCGGTGCCGGCAGCGCGATGACCTGGCTCACCGCCATTACGGCGGCAATCGCCAAGTCGATCCGTTTCCCACCCGCCGGCTTTTCGAGCCAGACATTCTCGTAGCGGTCGTGCTTCGGCTCAGCATTGGTCACGCACCAGCCAAACACTGGGTTCCCGTTATGTTCGATCCGGCCAAGCCGCACCAGCGCGTAAAACAGCTTAATAAACTCCGAGAGTTTTCGACCTTGGCCGATTTCGACAACCGTGTACTTACCGCGATCGCGGAGCGCCACCGCAAGCTCTGTCGCGTTATACGGGTCGTAGCCGATTCGCTGCGGCCGATAGGTCGGGCCGATCTCGTCGATAAATTCGTCCTCAATTTGATGGTGGTCGATGACGGGCCCAGATGTCTTCCGTATGTGACCCTGGCGCTCCCAGAGGTCGTAAGGAATCTGCTCGTTCTTCACACGCTCGAGGAGCGTGTCTTCTGGGATCCACGCGAACGGCGTGAGCCGGATCCGATAGTTAACGGTCCACTGCTTTTGCACTGCGCGACCGTTCTCGTTGTCGTCGGTCTCCACGAGTTCCGTCCGCTGATCCTTAGGATCGTCGAATCGCTGCGCGACCACGCATCCTGAGAGGTCGACCTTCATCGACATATCGAACGCGGCTGCGCAGGGAACGCCGCACGGCGGCCGTGGGACGTGCGACCGGCAGACCTCCCACTGATCGAATGGGATCCAAATGGAATGACTTTGCGTCCACAGGCAGAAGGTGAGGCGCTTAACGCGGGCAAGCATGGAGGGCTGATTAAGCGCCTGCCGCACGACGCCACGCATGTATTCCTGAAGTTGCGGCAGTTCAAGAATCGCCGGGTTCACCTTTGGCCAGATACGCTCATCCCGCCAGTCATCACAGGTCTTGCAGCCATCGTTCGGCTGCGTCGCCCCGGCGGCACGGCACTCTTCGCATGGATCTAGTTGGCAGATGTACGGGAAGTACTCCTCATCAACCACCGCGCCGTCAAGCACCTTGACGCCGTAATCGTGCTTCGCCCAGCAGACCGATGTCTTGTCGTAGCCAGCGTTGGTCAAGTACACGATGAGTGCGTCAATCTGGCCCTTGATCCCAAGGCGCATCTTCTCAGGGATCACGAAGCTCGGATGCTCGTGCAATTCCTCGACCAAGGCCGTAAACACGCGCTTATTGTCGAGGCTGCGGCCCTCCGACGTGAGCGGGCGAAAAAAGGAATTGCGATCGACCCATGCCAGGTTGTACTCACCAACATCAAGTAGATCGCGCAGTTCTGGATTTCGCTCAACCATGCGCTTCGCAAATTGGTAGAGATAGTTTGCTTGGTCCGCATTAACGCCGAGCGAGTAGTTTTCAACCGCCGTACGGTTTGTTCCGACTAGGCGCCACAACGCGAAGGCGGCCGCACTCGGAGTTTTCGTGCTGCCTTTTCCGGTCTCGAGATATGCTTCAACAAATCGGAGTTGCCTGGTCTGCGCGTGAACCCAGCCCTCGAGTGAGCCCCACGCGAACACGAACCAGCGCACCAAGCGAAACGGTACCGGCTGTCCATCCGCGCCAGTCTCATCGAGCGTCAAGAACGTCTCGAAAAACTCCAGCATCACGGCGATGCGACGCGGGTCGAAAATGTACGGAAACGCTGGCGTATTCTGTCGATCAAGATCGCGCAGGTGCCGCTGGCAGGCTAGGCGCACGAGTCGCCCGGCCGGCACCACGCCTGCCACGATATCGCGCGCATAGGCAGTGACTGGATCAGCCGGCGGCAGGTTTCCTCGACGCCTGGCGTCCAAGGAACGCCCCGAGTCTCCCCGTTTCCTTGCCGCGCCCGCCGACTTTCGCGCGCGCCCGCGTGCCTTGGCTGAGACAAAGGTCATTTAAAAACTTTCGGTACGTATCCCATTGAACCCGTTCTCCGGTTTTGAATCGTCTCCACTCATCGTGCGGGAGGCCACGCGCTTTCGCTCGTCGTTGGTAATCAAGCGCCGTCTCATAGGCCGTCGCAGCGCCGGTTAGGTGCGGTCCGTCCGCTCTTCCGAGTCGCAGCTCGCCATCCAGGAGCGCCGCCAATCGATCCCATTCCGCACTCGCCACCTTCCCCAGCGTCGGCGGCTTGTCTGGCCAGCCCGGAACAGGCTCCGGCTCATCGTCCGGAATCGGTCGCCCGCCGGGATTGCCGCGGACGATCTTCAACGCTCGACTGATTGGACGACGCCCGGCCATGCCACTTTGAAACTTTCAAAAGGCGCAAATTTCATTTCGCTCCCGGCCGGAGTCGGG